GGTTCGTTTGAATGATGTTTCAGACGTTGTGCGCGAGCAGCTTTTTGATGTCGATCTGCAAGGCAACGATCTAAATGTCTGGACTTATGAAGCTTGCCGCAAAATGGTCCGATATGGGCACATTGGCGTTTTAGTTGATGCACCTGCTGCCGGATCTCTTGGTCGCCCCTACTGGGTGACTTATACGCCACGAGAAATTCTCGGTTGGCGAACTGAACTTATTGATGGCGAACAAAAACTGACGCAACTACGACTGCTTGAAAAAGTGATCGTGCCAGATGGTGAATTTGGCGAAAAAGAAGTCGAACAGGTTCGAGTTTTGACGCCAGGCGCTTTTGAAGTTCATCGCCTTCATGAAAATGGGCAATTTGTTGTGCATGAAAGCGGCAATACGACCATGGATCACATTCCATTTGCGATTGCCTATTCAAATCGCGTGAACTTTATGGAGTCGCGCCCGCCTTTGGAAGATATTGGGGAACTTAATTTAAAGGCGTATCAAATTCAAAGTGACCTCGACAATCAGCTTCATATCAGCGCCGTGCCAATGCTGGCATTTTATGGCTTCCCCCAATCGGCAGAAGAGGTTACTGCCGGTCCAGGAGAAGCAATTAGCTTCCCGAGTGACGGGCGGGCAGAATACATCGCTCCACCTAGCAACGCTTTTGATTCGCAGTTCCGCCGTCTTGATCAGCTCGCTCAGCAAATCAATGAACTCGGCTTGTCTGCTGTGCTTGGTCAGAAGTTGTCTGCCGAGACCGCAGAATCAAAGCGCATTGATCGCAGCCAAGGCGACAGCACAATGATGGTGATCGCGCAGAATATGCAAGACTTGATTGATAATTGCCTGGCGCATCACGCACATTACTTAAATATCCCGGAAGTCGGAAGCAGTTTTGTTAATCGTGATTTTCTCGGCGCTCGTCTGGAGCCGCAAGAAATTCAATCGCTTTTGGCTCTTTATACAGCCGGAACAATTACTCAAAAAACTTTGCTCGATCAGCTTTATGAAGGCGAAGTTTTGGGCGATGAATTTGATGTTGAAGAAGAGATTGAATCGACCCAAGCAGGTGGCTACATCGAAATGGAACAGCCCAGACTTCAAGGGAATGAACAAATCTCAGAAGAATCTGTCGAACCTGAGGACATTGCAACTCTTCCGATGTAAAAGTTGTAATTCTGATGGATTGACCATGGACGCTCGAAAGCCGCGAAAACAAGTTGTGACTTTTACAAAGCGTGAGCTTGTCGAGTCGATTTTTGCGGTAATTCGGGTGTCCTGGCACAAAAATGGCAAAGAGTGCGATGTTCAGGAAATACAGCTAGAAAGCGATTTAGAGGAAAAAGAATATGTTCTGCATCACATCGTCAAAAGCGCATTGACTTCTGGAGCCGATGTAACTGTTGTTTCGCCATTTTGCATTGATGAAATGGGGATTGCCAAATGACAGAGCACACCGAGTTTTTTAGGCGAGCTATTGACCTCAACCGCTACAGCAATGGAGTCGCCATAAGAATTATAAAAGCCTACAACGATGTAATTATTGAAGCGACAAACCGACTGGCGACATTAGACCCAGAATCTATTACTGCATATCGTCTTCGGACTATTTTGGTGCAGTTAAAGGAATCGCTTAATACTTGGGCAGGTGACAGCACCTTGCTGATGACCGAAGAACTGCAAGGTTTGGCGATTTTAGAAAGAGATTTTATGGTGCAACAGCTTGAGGCAATTAGACCGCCTGGGGCAGAAACAATCGTAAGAAGCGTCGAGATTAGCCCAGATTTTGCTAAAGCTGTTGTCACAACTGACCCGACTTCGCTTGACATTATTTCTTTGAGCGATGATTTGCCTGGAGCAGTGCGGACTTTTGCCCAAATAACAGTTGCAGATGGAACGACTCTGACACTGCCAAATGGCGAGATCATTCGAAATGCTTTTAACAATATGACGACTAACCAGGCTCAGATCTTTAGTCAAACCATTCGGACTGGCCTTTTAATGGGCGATTCTGTCGAGACTATTGTCAGGCGATTAAAGGGCAAGCTTCAGGAAGGTAGTCGCGGAACTATTGACCAATTAGCGCAAAAGGGCGGTGTTGTCACCGTCAAGCCAACTCATCAAATTCGAACTATTGTCCGCACCAGTGTCACACAAGTGACCGATGCAGCAAGAGAAGAAGTCGCCTTAGCCAACTCCGACATAACTCAAAAATATATTTACCGCGCTTTGCTAGACAGCAGAACAACTGCTCTTTGTCGAAGTTTGGATGGCAACATTTACAAATGGGGCGAAGGGCCAGTTCCTCCGCTTCATTGGAATTGCCGATCTATCCGAGTTGCGCTGATCAAAGGGGCAGAAGAAATACAGAAAAGTCGATTTACGGATTATGCCACTTGGCTCGAAAAAAATCCGAATGAAAAACTCAAGGTCTTCAAGTCGCCTAAAAGAGTTGAGTTCTATGAGTATTTGTCGAAAAAATATGGTTCGAAGGACGCCTTAAGGAGATTTGTCAGATCAGACGGATCACAACTAACATTGAAGCAACTTGCGGAAAGCTACCCCGATGCCCGAATCTAATTTTGAGGTGATCGACTATAAAGGTCAAAAAATTGTCGCCCGCCAGGTAAAACTGGCGAATGGTCAAGTGCAATGGCGAAATCGGTTTAACATGGCACTAGAGGACATTGACTGGATTGGCGATGAACCCCAAGAGTTACAGCAAAAAGCCAGCAAAAAGCGGGAAGCCCGACCCAAGAAAAAAGTCGCAAACACAGAAAAAAAAGACGGCTAAGAAATGAAAGGCCGTATCTGGGAAGGTGGGTGTACCTACCTGAAGTGCTCTGATGGCATGATTGAGGGTCGGTTTATCTTCCCGACCCCAAACAACACTGAAGTCCTTGGTGCATTGCTTGGCCGTTTGGCTCAAGGCGTCGAAGTAATTATTTGCACAGATGAAGATCAAAACGAGGATTAAGCAATGAGTTTGACAATATCGGATATTAGCCTCTAACCTAGGACCGCAAAACGGTTTTTCTGTTTATGGCTGAAGAGCAGGAACAGCAAGTAGCTTCAAATGAAGCCGAGTCTAATGAGCAAGTCGAATCGCTCAAGAGAAGTATTGACGCTCTTGAGCGCAAAAATCATGAATTGATCGGCAAGCTCCAAAAGAAAGAGTTGATCGGTGAAGTCCCAGATGATTACTTGGCGCTCAAAGAATTTAAGCGCAATGCCGAACAAGCCGATTTAGAACAGCAAGGTAAATACAGCGAAGCTCGGCAGGCACTGGAACAGCAATTCCGAGAAGCGACTGCTGAAAAAGACAAGCGCATTAGCGAACTGGAGCAGCGTGTGCGCGAGCTTGAAATTCTTAGCCCTGCCGCAGTGGCTCTAAGAGATGTTGTCCATGACCCGGACATGATCCTCAACACGCAAATTTTGAAGGATCAAATTGAACGGGAAGCAGATGGCACAGTTGTTGTCGTCAAAGGTTATGAGCGAACTCCGATCGCGGAATGGGCCAAAACCTTGCCAACTTGGATGCAAAAGCAGCCGACACCTCAAGGCAGTGGAGCACCGATTGGCCGTAGCACTGGCGAGATACCTGCTGGCATCAGCAATCCATTCTTGCCTGAAAGCTACAACTTGACGGAACAATCCCGACTGTTTAAAACTGATCGTGATTTATATGAAAGACTAAAAGCGCAAGCTGTCCGTTAATATGCGGAGCAAGGCAAAGCTACGCGGAGCCGATTGGGTTACGCCCAACACCGATAAACACTTTTGGATTTAGACGATGGCGACTCTCCGGTCGGACATCATCGTTCCTGAGGTATTTACGCCTTACGTCATTGAGCAAACCACTCAACGCGATGCCTTCCTGGCTAGCGGTGTTGTGCGTCCGATGGCCGAGCTGAATGCCACTGAGGGCGGTGACTTCATTAACGTGCCTTTCTGGAAGGCAAATCTCTCGGGTGACTTTGAAGTGCTGTCCGACAGCACTTCTTTGACTCCTGGCAAAATCACGGCTGACAAGCAAGTTGGCGTCATTTTGCACCGTGGTCGGGCTTTTGAAGCACGGGATCTTGCTGCACTCGCAGCTGGTTCCGATCCAATGGCTGCTATTGGTGCCAAAGTTGCCGATTATGTCGCTAACCAGCGTCAGAAGGATCTCCTTGCTTCCCTGAAAGGTGTGTTCGGCACTCTGGGCACCACCAGTTCGTCGGCTGCATTCTTTGACCTGACTATTGACGGTGAATCGGGTGATACCCCCACCGTTCTTAGCCCACGTCATGTTGCTGAAGCTCGCTCCCTTCTGGGTGATCAAGGCGACAAGTTGACTGCCATTTGTATGCACTCCAAGGTCTATTACGACCTTGTTGAGCGTCGTGCAATCGATTATGTCAGCACTGCTGATGCTCGCGGCACCAGCACCACCCAATCTGGTGGTTCGATGGTTGCTGCCTTCGGCAATCCCACTGTCCCGACCTACATGGGTCTGCGGGTCATCGTTTCGGATGATGTGCAAACCGAGGGCAGCGGTTCCACGACCGAATATGCAACTTACTTCTTCACCGAAGGAGCAGTTGCTAGCGGCGAGCAAATGGCAATGCAGACGGAAACCGATCGTGACATCCTCGCTAAGAGCGATGCCATGTCGATCGACCTGCACTATTGCTACCACCCGGTTGGTTCGAAGTGGGCGGTGACTACTGTCAACCCCACCCGTGCTCAGCTTGAGACCGTCTCCAACTGGAGCAAGGTTTATGAGCTGAAGAATCTCGGCATTGTTCGTGCCACCAACACCTCCAACTTTGACTGATAGGAGGAACTAACAATGGCATCTTCTTTCGAAGTTTCTGCTGGTAAGGCAATCGGCTACGTCTCTGGCGGAGCGGTTACCCAGGCCACAGATAAATCCACTGGTGTAACCCTCAACAACGCTTGCGGGCAAATCACCATGAATGGCGCGGCTCTTGCAGCTGGCGCTGAGGTCACTTTCACCGTGACCAATAGCGAAGTGGCAGCCACCGATGTGGTTATCGCTTGCATCGCCTCTGGCGGCACTTCTGGTTCCTACACCCTTGGGTGTGGTGCTGTTGCCGCTGGTTCGTTTGATTTGACCCTCGGCAATGTGTCCGCTGGTTCTTTGAGCGAAGCTGTGGTGATCAACTATGCCGTGATCAAGGCTTCGGCTTCCTGATCATGGGTTTGTTCGCTTTTAGGCGAGCAAAGGAACAGGAGGCTGCTGTTTCGGCAGCGGCCTCTATTCTTCCTGAGCTTGTAACCGAGAAATCTTCAGAGACGCCCGATGGCAATCTCAATCGACGCAACAGTCGGGGGCGCAAGCGCAAACAGCTACCTGACGCTGAATGACGCCAACGATTTAATTGACGGTCTCGTCCAAAACGACGACGTTACCGCTTGGGCATCTGCGACAGATGACCAGAAAAACCGAGCTTTGTACACAGCGGCGCAACGCATTGACCGCGAACGTTTTCTTGGTGCCCGTGCGACTGATACGCAGTCTCTCCAATGGCCGCGCACAGGAGTACGAAAACCGGATACTTATATCAATACTTACGCTGTCGGATTTCCTTTCCGCATTACGACGGATTATTTCACCGACACCGAGATCCCGGATCAGATCAAAAAGGCGCAGGCGGAACTTGCGGTTTACCTAAACAACAACAAAGACGGTCTCGGTCTTAGCGGACTTGAAGATTACAAAAATGTAAAAATCGGCAGTTTGGACGTTACGCCTAACACCTATGGCGCGACGGGTGCTGATCGGATTCCGCCAATGGTTGAGCGATATTTCACCGGGCTTAGAATCAGTGGACCAGGCAACATCGCTGTTAAGCGGAGCTGATCATGGGTTACACCTATCCCGGCGCTGAATTCATCGACGACACCGCAGCCCACACTGGCCGGTTTGGAAAGATCGTTGCCCTTGAGGATTCGGTGATTGCTAGCCTCTCGGCTGAGGATTACACCGGCAACACCCTCTCAGCGATCCCCCTCAATGCGAGCTGCGAGATGTCCGGGGTGTTCACTAGTATCACGCTGACCAGCGGCACTGTCGTCGCCTACAGGCTCTGATCATGCATAGAAGCGTTCAGATTGACCCGAGCTACAGCATTGGTGCTGATTTTGTCAGCAACACGACTGCGCGAACTGGGCGCTGGAACAAGATCTCGATCCTGAAGAACAACACCAGCTTTAGTGCGCTTACGGCGCAGAACTGGACCGGCAACAGCCTGGTTGGCGAGTCTCTACCTGCTGGATTTGTAATACAGGGAGTTTTTACTGCTTTTACGCTTAACAGCGGCGGCGCTGTAATCGCCTACAAGATCTGACATGGCAAA